TCCAAGAATTATATGTCAAAGAAATTGTAGGCACTAAAATTATTATTGGCAATAATTCTGGTAATGCAATAAATTGTAACTACACTGTATTTGCGGAGAGAATATTGGATGATAAATTGCAAGTAGAATATGAAGGACAATCACCGGCAGATTATCCCGGAGATAATTCACAATATTCTCTTGCTGGTTGGAACTATGATAGGAGGTAGAAATTAATTATGTCATTTGAAAATAATTTATCTTTAGATTTTCTAAAAAAAGATAATGAAAATTTAAGTAAAAATGGGCAAGATTCTTCGGAAGGAATTGTTCCATCAAAAGAATTTGAAGAAGTTTCTGTCAATCAAAATGGTGATGGAACTTGGAGTAAGTCTTCTGTAGAAAAAAAATCTCCAGTAAAAAAAGATATTACTGCAAGATCTGATGAAGCTAAACAATACTCTGAAGAAGTTGGAGCATTAGAAACTTATGCTAAGGTATCTGATAATAAGATCATTTCTATTGCGACACAGATAAACGAGAAAAAACAATTAATTTTTGCTAAAATTGCAGAGGCCGTTTCTGCCGGATGTAGTGTTGGTTTTGGAACAACTGCGATTGTTAATGGAGTAACTATTGGAGTTGGATTCACTATTACGGACGATTATCCATTCATCAAAAAATATGTTGGACTAGATGACCCTACGGCAGAGGTTCCATTCAATTCCGATAATACTGTTACATTAACCGCATCAAATTCTGGTAAAGGATATTTTTCTGGATTTACGGAAAATGGTGGATCTGATGTTGGACTTTATAGAACGGTATTTTATAATCCTTTGTTTCCGCCACCAAATCCTATCGGTATTTGTACAGACAGAACTGAAGAAATAATAATACTTGCAAATGAGATTAATGTTCTCAGATCTCAAATTGATAGTGATTTAATTACAAAAACTAATACAATAAAAGATAGAAAAACAACAAGTGAAGTATTTGTTTGGGGATATGCAAGTAGAGAACATAAAGTTCAAGACCAAATTGATATTAATAATACTGTAATTAATACGATTAATACTTCTACTGCTGCTATCTCCCCTACTACTATTATACAAGATCAATCATTAAAGTTGTATTACGATGCGAGATCTGGAGGAGATAGTTCAAATCTTTGGTTAGATATTAGTGGAAATGGCAATCACGGAACAATTACCAATGCAAATTATGTAAGCACAAGTCCACAATTCTTTAACTTTAATGGAGAAAATACCTCTGTTCGCACTTCCGGAGGTATTGATTTATATGATACATCTACTGGAACCGAGATATCAGTAGAAGCCTGGGTGAATCCTGATACATTCATTTCTGATGATGGAGATACTATGCAATGGATACTGGGTGGAGGAGGATCTGGTCTTACCCAAGGACTTGATTATGATTTAGCATTTGATCAAGGAGAAGTCAGAGGGAGAGTTGGTGGTAGTGGATTTGCAGCTGCTGCATACTCAGGTACTCTAAATATAGATCAGTGGTATCATCTTGTCTTTACCTATGCATCTCAAAGATATGTAAGGATATATGTGGATGCATCGGAAGCAGGTATTTATGATTGGGGAAGTGGTCTAGGTCCCACCATTCCAACAAATGGAACTGTAAAACTTGGTGAGTATGCTAGTGCAAATTCATTCAATTTAAATGGACAAATTGGAGAAACTCGTGTTTATAATAGAACACTATCTCCAACAGAAATCACACAAAACTATAATGCGACAAAGGCAAGATATGAATAACCACTTCTCCGACTGGCACAGTTGACACCGGCACTCAAATGCCTTATAATAACAAGGTAAGCAACCAAGGCACCATGCAAGACGAGTTTCTCACACGTTGTGTTGTAGACCCTACCAAACGCACAATCTACATCTATTCCAGTGAAGGAGACACCAAAGAAATTCTTTGTGATACTGTAGACCAGTTCATGAATGTTCTTGAGGTCATCCGTAATACTTGTCCAGAAGATGCTTTGGTTTATGCAGAACCACTGGAGGTGTAAATGGAAGTTTTTACCCTGAAAGAATGGGAAGACAATTTCGACAAACTTATGGAAAGAGTCGAAAATGGTGAAACCATAGGTATTGTAAGAGAAGATGGTAAGGCAGCAGTGATGATGCCTGCAGATGATGAACTAATACGAATACACACTGAGCAAAATAACGAAGCTCAGTAGTTCATCATCTGCTCGTGAGACTTGGTAGTCAGGGGAGTTTTATAAACTCTTTGCACCCGATTAGTGCCTTTGAGGTGGATCGTAACCACCCACGAGTATTGGGTAGTTTGCGCTGGGACTGATAATCCAGAATGCCACTATCCATCTAGTGTAGGTGTGATGTAAGGAAACACGCCTCTTCGGAGAGTATTGCAGGTATCAAATCCTGTCATCTACACTATCTGCTTCCTTAGCAATCTGGTGAATGCAGCAAACTCATAATTTGCCTAAGGAGAGTTCGATCCTCTCAGGAAGCATTAGGAACTTGAGACGTTCCAACCAAGGTGCTCATCGGTTCGGATATACCGAAACCCTGTAAGTGAGGATAAACCCCCTTGGATATTCACAACGGAAATTGTGTCTTACTCCATTATAAACTGTCAGTATACTGGGTGTAATGCCCACATAGCATACGGATAAGTGTAATGTTATGCCCGTGTAATCCAAAGGCAGAGATAATCGACTTAAAATCGATACAGTGTCGGTTCGAGTCCGACCACGGGTATTAAAAGGGGAAGGAGTTAGCCCCACTATATGTAAAGTCACTCTGCGAGAAATGAAGATTATATGATAGGGTTTTCTTTTGGTGAGTGAATAACATGAGGTTCCTGGTGGTGCGGGAACCTTTTTTTATGAAAATAAATAAAAGAAAGAATAATATTATTATGTCTTATACAGTAACGACAAAGAATTGTTGGTATAATGACTATAGGATGATAGTCAAAATGTTCTTCTTAAATGATGTTCCATTTACATTTGATGATTTGCCTGTAGGTTATTTTTATGATCGAGAAATAGTAAAAGAAGCAGACAATAATAAAGAATATTCTGTAGAAGATATTTACAAAGGATCTAATTATTTGATTATGGAACAATGTCATCCTTGCTTTGATGATATTGAGATATTAAATCCAGAGAACTTACCAGAGGAAATACAAAGTTTCTATAATGGGGAAGAGGATTTACTGAGATAAATAAAATATAGAAATGTCCTAGAAATCGTAATAAGATGCCACTCAATAAGCTTGACAATTTCATTAAGAATACTGAAGGTCGTATACTATATGTAAGTCCAGCAGATTTGGATTCTACTGATAGTATTGATAATCAAGGTAATTCACTTGCTCGTCCATTTAAAACGATTCAAAGAGCTATTATAGAATCGGCAAGATTTTCATATGTAAAAGGAAATAGTAATGATCTAATTGAAAAAACCACTATTCTCTTGATGCCTGGTGAGCACATAGTTGATAATAGGCCAGGTTTTTATATTAAGAATGTAAGTGGAGGGGCTCAGGTTGTTTCTCCCGGTGGAACTCAAAGTGGAGCACAAACAATATTAGATTTAGATTTGGCCACAAATTTTGATCTAACACAAGAAGATAACGTTCTTTATAAGTTCAATAGTGTAAATGGTGGTGTAATTGTTCCTCGTGGAACTTCAATCGTTGGTCTAGATTTAAGAAAGACCAAAATACGCCCACTTTATGTTCCAAACCCAACTGATATTAATGTACCCAATTCTGCTATTTTCAGAATTACCGGTACTTGTTATTTTTGGCAGTTCTCCTTATTTGATGGAAATGAAATTGGAACTGTTTATACTGATCCATCAGATTTTTCGGTAAATAATAAATCAAAACCAATTTTCTCTCACCATAAACTGACTTGTTTTGAGTATGCTGATGGTACGAACCTAGTAAGTGGTTATGATTTAACCGACCTTGATATGTATTATGCGAAACTTTCAAACGCATATAATACGGCATCAGGAAATCCGGACAGAAATATTGACAGTAAATATCCCACAGATCCTGATGGATTTGCAAAACAAAGACCCGAATGGGAGATTGTTGGAGCATTTGCAGCAGATCCAATTTCAATTTCTGCAATCGAAGCAGGATCTGGTGGAACACCAAATAATCAGGTCACAGTAACTACTACGACTGATCATGAACTTTCTTCAGGAACACCAATTAAAATTAGTGGTGTTTCACCAGTAGATTATAATATTTCTACTAAAGTTCAAAGTGTTGATCCTACCAATCCAAGAATTTTTACATATCTTCTTCCAACCTTCAGAAAGAATCTTCCAACACCAGGAACTGCATCTGGAGCAAAAGTAACAATTGAAACTGATACTGTATCTGGTGCATCTCCCTATATTTTTAATATCTCATTACGTTCTGTTTTTGGAATGAATGGAATGTTAGCAGATGGAAGTAAAGCATCTGGATTCCGTTCTATGGTTGTTGCTCAATTTACGGGTGTCAGCCTTCAAAAAGATGATCGCGCATTTGTAAAGTATGATAAAACTTCTAGAGGATATGCTGGAATTAATATAACCAAACAAACTGGTGCAGATTTATCGAATGGATCATCTTCAACAGATCCGAATCAAATTTATCATTTAGATAGTAATGCTGTTTATCGTCAAGGGTGGGAGCAAACTCATATTCGTATCACAAATGATGCAATTTTACAAATTGTTTCCGTTTTTGCGATTGGTTACAATAAGCATTTTTCGATTGAGAGTGGTGGAGATGCGTCAATCACAAACTCAAACTCCAACTTTGGACAATTGTCTTTGGTTGCAGATGGATTCAAAAAAGAAGCATTTGCTAAAGATAATAGGGCATTTATCACAAATGTTATTCCTCCAAGATCAACAAATGAACCAGAAGAAAATATTGATTGGTTAAGTATTGATGTTGGAGTTACCACTTCAGCTGGTGATCCCACTCGATTATATCTACTTGGATTTGAATCTGAAGATAATATTCCTACTATATTAACTCAAGGATATCGTGTTGGAGCAAAAGTAAATGATAAACTATTTGTAAATGTTGGATCAGGAACTAGTGAAGCACTCATTTACATGCAGGATGGAGTAACATCATCCTTTAAAGATTTTGATGTCTCGCAAATACAGTGTAGTTACAATTTATTGCATTACCAGAATTATTGCCAATAATAATTTTAGTGCCTACAATTTCTTTGACATATAATTCTTGGAATGATCCAATAGAAGTCAAATTAACTGTAATACTCTCAGTATCTATAAACTTTTCTGTCCAGTATTCTGGAAGTTCGATAACACTAGAATTTTTAAGTTTTCCTCTTAAATATGTCCCTACTTCAGGACCTTCTAAACAAATATATCTAAGTCTATGAGTGTCTGATTTTGTTGGATGTGGAATATCAAAACCTTTTCCAGCAACTGCAAGTTTTCCGACAACATATCCGTTCCATGATAATCCATTAATGGTTAAATTTGGAGCACCAATTGTTACATTTGCTCCGGCAATTACAGTGCTTTTGCCGACAATATCTACACTTTTACCTGCAATTATATTTGTTGCTCCAAAAAGTTCATTTGAGGTTACGGCACTTCTAAATTGAACTCCACTTACACTCGATCTTCCAACAACACGATGATCACCAATATAAGTTGTTAGTGAACTATGATGTAAATTTATATTTCCTGGTGCTCCTGTATATGCAAATGGACTATCAGGACTCATTCCAACATTACAACTTCCCTGACCATATTGTAAGAGTGCTGTAGTTCCCAAATATCCATTATAAATTGCGGCAGTTCCTGGTTTCCATAAACCTTTCGGAATGTTTACTGCACTTCCGGTAATTGCACTAAAAACATCCAAAGAACCGGTATCTAAACTTTGAAAAGCCATTATTTACAAGTCTCCGCAATATCTGTAATTAGGTCGGCAACGGGACCAGGAATAAATGTGCCTAGTATTCCTGAAAGTGGCGAACCCTGAATAANCTACTTGGATTTGAATCTGAAGATAATATTCCTACTATATTAACTCAAGGATATCGTGTTGGAGCAAAAGTAAATGATAAACTATTTGTAAATGTTGGATCAGGAACTAGTGAAGCACTCATTTACATGCAGGATGGAGTAACATCATCCTTTAAAGATTTTGATGTCTCGCAAAGTGTAGATAGTAAGTTGACTATTGGTGATAATCATGGATTACAAACTGGTGAAAAAATTATTCTTATAAGTGATACTGCAGATTATCCAGAAAATATTGATCCACATAAACCATATTATGTAATTACTTTCTCTACTTCTCCAAATACTGATAAAATTCAATTAGCATCAACAAAAACAGATGCTGATAATAGCAATTTCATCACTTTTTATGGAGGTAGCAGTCTTAGAGTTGTGAGTAGGGTTAGTGATAAATCTGCTGGTGATGCTGGTAGTCCTGTTCAATTTGATTCTACACGAAATCGTTGGTATATTACGGTAAACACTACAAATGGAATTTATTCTACTCTAAACGATTTAGGTGTTGCTGGTATTGGTGCAGAAACAAATCCAACTTTTATAAGGAGAGAACCAGATAATAGAAGTTTGGATGAAAAAATCTATAAGTTCAGAGTTGTTATTCCTAAAGAACTTGAAAATGCAAAAACACCAGAATCTGGATTTATTATTCAAGAATCTAGCACAACTGGTGTCAGGGAAAATACAGACTTTACTTTATCAACAATTGGTTTAAATGATTTTGAATATAATAGAAATCCAAGATTTATTTCGACATGTTCTCATAGTACAAATACTTCAACTGTAATCACAGAACTTCCACATAATCTTGATATTGGTGATCGGGTTATTATCACTAATGTAACAGACACTAATAATACCAGTGGTTCTCCGATTAGTGGATACAATGGAACATTTGATGTTGCATCTGTGTCTTCAGATAATATGTCGTTCACATATACAAATTCCACTGGTAATCCTGGGTCTTTTAATAACGACACAAGTACCAGAAATCTAACTCTTCCAAGATTTCAAAGAAATGATTTGCAAAGTAACTTCTATGTTTATCGTAATGAAATAATTAATGAATATATTCAAAATCAGCAAGATGGTGTTTATCACATATATGCACTCAAAGCAGATAATAGAATTGCTTCAGAATTTACAGAATTGCAGTATGGTCAAAATGTCACTGATCTATATCCACAAACTGATAGAGATAATATAGACGATAATCCAGGACCAACTAGATCAAGAGCACTTTCTTCTCCAATTGGTGATGTTCACACAAGTGATCTAAAAGGAAGTATTACGAGAGAATCAGCAGATTCTTTTATGACAAAACTTGGTGGTGGTCTTATTGTTGATTCTATTCAACCAGAGAGTGGTGGTATTTCGACTGTAACATTTACTAGAAACCATGCATTTAGTGGCATTTCTACTGCTAGTCTTTTTACTGCAGGATCAGGAACAAGAACTAATGGAACATATTATAATGTAAAACTTTATAATGAAAATACATATTCAACTTGGAATGGTGCCACAGCAATAGTTAGTATAGACAGCAACACAATCCAATCTTTCCAAATTCAGGCACCAGGATCTGGTTATTCAGGTGGAAGTGACCTTTTCTTTGATAATGCTGCGATAGGTGGTAATCAAGATGGTGCTATCAGTATTTTAACTGCTGGTATTACAACATCAGTTGGTGATGTAGTTCAGGTTACTGGTATTGCAACTATTGCTGATGCATATTATAGAATTACTAGCATTCCAACTCCAAATAGAATTTCTATTGCTAAAACTTCTGGTGATCCAGATATAATAGCAAACCATATCGTTCTTCCCAGTGGACCTTCAATTTCAGTAAGTTCTTCTACATTCTCAAGTGGAATTACAACCTTTACATGTGCATCTGCACACGGATTAGTTGCCGGAAATAAATTTAGAACAATTGATGCGAGTAACAATAATCTTGGAGATTATCTTGTAAAATCTAAAGTAAATGTGACTACATTTACCGCAGAAACTACCTCAGAACTAACAAGTCCTGCGTTTATACTTAAGCACAATTTCTCATCCAATTCGGGTGTATCCGATTCAAGTATAGAAAATATAGCAAATAGACAAAGAACTTTCTATGCCGGTGATTCTCTTACTATTAGTAATAGTGGAAATAATATTAGTATTACTACATCATTAATTCCTGTTGAGCATCCAAAATCTGGTTCATCTTCTGGTATTGGAATTACTGAAAGGTTCCCACTTGGAACATATATTCAAGTTGATGATGAGATTATGAGAGTCGCATCTTCAACACTTACAGGAACAAATAAATTAACCGTTCTTCGTGGTGTTTTCTCATCAAATCTGGGAATACACTCCGATACTTCATTAGTCAAAAAAATTAATGCGATCCCTGTTGAATTCCGTAGACCATCAATTATTCGTGCATCTGGTCACACATTTGAATATCTTGGATATGGTCCAGGTAACTATTCAACAGGTTTGCCACAAGTTCAAACAAGAAGTCTAACAGAAAAAGAAGAGTTCTTAACACAATCTCAAGAAAGATCTGCCGGGATTGTTGTTTATACTGGTATGAACAATAGAGGTGACTTCTATATTGGTAACACCAAGAAATCTTCTTCGACTGGTGAGGAAACTTCATTTGACACTCCAATTCCAACAGTCACTGGCGAAGATCCAGCAAGATTAAGTGCAATTTTTGACGAGATTACCGTTAAAGAAAGAATTATCGTTGAAGGTGGTGATTCTCGACAAATTCTTTCACAGTTTGATGGACCCGTTACTTTTGGTGGTGAAGTAAGAATTAAAAATACCTTATCACTTCCTGGAAAATTAAGAGTACTTAATTCAACACAATCAGTTGGTGTTGGAAATGGTTCTGTTGTGATTGATGGTGGTGTTAGTATTGCTAAAGATCTTTTTGTTGGAGGCAGTGTAAGCATTACTAGTGGTATTGTTGTCAGTAATGGATCCGCTGATTTTGCAAGTGTAACAGGAACTGATGCAACATTTGGTAATATTCAAATTGCCAAAACTGATGATAATACTATTGACACCACTACAGGCAATCTTAAATTAAGCACTGTAGAAGATGCTATTATTGAAATTCAAAGGAATACTACAATCACCGGTATTTTGAGTGTATCTGATGATATTACCGCATTCTGGTCCTCCGATGAAAGATTGAAGGATAATATTACTCCAATCGATAATCCTTTAACAAAAGTAATTTCGATCAGTGGTAATACATTTGATTGGAATGATAAGTCTAATAAGTCTGGAAATGATGTCGGATTAATTGCACAAGAGATTGAAAAAGTTCTTCCAGAAGCAGTTATAACGAGAGATAGTGGATATCTCGCAGTTGATTATCATAAGATAGTCCCATTACTTGTAGAGGCAATTAAAGAACTCTCCGGTAAGGTTGAAGCACTAGAGCAAAAATTATCCGATAAATAACTCTAAAGCTTATAATAATGGCAAATATTAGGAAGTCATTTAATTTTAGGAATGGTGTTCAAGTTGATAATGATAATTTCATCGTAAATGCGAATGGACTGGTAGGAATCGGGACTTCGATTCCTACTCAATCCCTTGATTTGATTGGTAACGCACAAATTAGTGGTCTTACAACAACAACAACCTTAGGTGTTGCACAAACAGCAAACTTTTATAGTGATCTAAAAGTTGGTGCTGCTGTCACTATCGATCCAACGACTGGTGATGTATCTGCTACAAGATTTGTTGGAGATGCCTCTGGTCTTCAAAATATTTTTGCAATCTCAACGACTGGTTGGGTTGCAGGAGTAGGATTACATACATTTAGAGCAATTGGTATTGGAACAGATAATCCAGAATATAATTTACAAATAGAAGAGAATCCTGCCACAGGAATTGGCATAGGAATGACAAATGGTAATATTATTGTAAGTGGTAATGTTACCGCCGCAGGTAATTTTATTGGATCAGTGACTGGTGATGTAACTGGTGATGTAACTGGAAATCTCATTGGACTTGCCGCATCAGCTACCCAATTAGAAACTCCGACAACATTTCAAATTACTGGTGATGTAGTATCAAACGTATCACAAAGTTATGACGGAACTTCTAATATAAATTTAGTAACTACACTATCTTCATCTTTTGATGCAAATACAACTGGAAGTATTACTGCAGGTTCTTTAGATAGTACTCTTCTATCAGTAGGAACAGGAACAATTACAAATGCCTCTTTTACAGATGCTACTATTGAAAATGTCACAGTTACTGGTATCAGTACATTTGATGATATAAGAATTGATCGATCAACTTCTGCAAACCTTACTATTACAAGTGAAGATGATTCATCTGTAAGTATTGGTAAATCTGTTGGTGCTGGTAATAGTAGTGCTCAATTACTTTATAGTCTAGCAACAGGTCGTTTAAATATTAATAACTACGATACTGGTGGAGTTAGTGTCAATCTTCACGAAGGAACTGGTGTAGGAAACACAGAAAGTTTTAATGTCAACTATGCAAATTCAAGACAGTTTGAAGTTACTTATGATGGAAAAGTTGGTATAAATCGTAGTGGTGCTTCATTAGAAAATAATTTAGAAGTTGGTGGTGATGCCCTTATCACTGGAAACGGAACGGTTAGTGGAATTTTAACTGTTACTGGAACTGCTGGAAATTCAGTTACTTTGGGCGATGGAAGTGCATTACCAGTATCAGATAGTCAAAATTTCAACACTTTAAGTGGAATTAGTACTTTTAATGATTTAAGTGTAAACAATATTCAAGTAGGAGCAGCTAAAAGTGTAGTAATTGGACTGACTGGTGCAGAAGGAGGAGATTCTGACTTATTTGTTTTAGGTAGTGTTGGTATAGGAACAACTAGTAAAAATAATTTTGTAGATGCAGATGGTGAACCACCAACAATTCAAGTTAATGGAACTGCACATATTTCTGACGGATTAGTAACAAAAAACTATCTTGGTATCACAACTAAAACTGATGGAAAACTTCAATCAGATCCTAGAACAATTCCAAGCGATTTAGGTTCTACAGTTCCATCTGTAGAGTATGGAAATTTTCAAATTGATACTGGTGCATTATCATTTTTTACAAATAATGTACTATTAGTTCCTTCAATTGGAGTTGCTACCGTAGGATTTGGATCAACTAATCTTGGACTTATTTCAAAAAATCATATACCAGATGGAAATCAAACTAAGTACTTGTCAACAGTTGGAATCAATACTTACTTTGCAAGATCTGTACTTGATGTAGGAGCTGCTTCTACAACAATGAATAGTTATTTCATTCCACCATCATTATCAGAAAATGAGATATCTACTGTTAGCAATTTATGGCAGAGTTCAACTGATACTGGAAGAGTGCAGTCGAGGAAAGTTACTCCAGATGGACTTGTTCCTGGAGGACTAGTATATAACTCCTCAAGAGATACAATTCAAATCAGAAATACTGCATCATCATTTAGAAACTTAAGTCCTGTTGTTGCTTTTACTACTGTTAATAGTGGGACACAAGTAGTTGCTGATACTTTTAACTTAACAGTATCAAATGATGGAGCTGTTGCTACCTGTACATTTGATAATCAATTACCATCTGGAAATTATACCGTAATAGTTTCAAATCAAGGAACATCAACCTTTACTGTTGATGATAGTGAGAAAGACAGCGAAAAATTTGAAATAGAATTTGGTGGTGGTTCTGGTGCTGGAAGTGAAAGTTATAGTGTAATGATACTTCAATTATAAAGACTTGACAAGACTTTAAAACTGCTGTAGACTACCTTTGTTAGGGTTGAAGAGGAAGCTATAAGACACTTTAAGAACCGTCCACTAGGTCGCACTGGGGACGGTTTTCTGCTATAATAAGAAGGTAATCGAGGGAGACCTTTGACCATCACTCTTCGTCCTCACCAGCATGAAGCAGTCAATGCGATGTGGCAGAACAACAAAGGTCAGGTAATCATTCCTACGGGTGGTGGCAAGACTATTTGTATGATTGATGATGCCATTACCAATATGGAAGTCAGACATCATGGGCAAACTTTTGTTGTTGTTGCTCCTCGTATTCTGCTTGCAGAACAACTTTGTAGTGAGTTTCTTGAGGTAATTGATACAACTCACACACATGTGATGCATGTTCATAGTGGTGAGACTTCACACTTCTCCACAACAAAAGCAGAAAAGATCAATCTGTTTGTAAATACTGCTAGAACTGCTGGTGAGAATGTAGTAATCTTTACTACATATCACTCTCTACATCGTCTTGTAGAAGCAGATATCGAAGTCAATACGATTTACTTTGATGAAGCACATAACTCAGTCCAACGTAACTTTTTCCCTGCTACGGAGCACTTTTCTTCTGATGCTGATCGGTGTTACTTCTTCACTGCTACTCCTAAGCATTCTCTCTCTATTTACAAACCAGGGATGAATGATGCTGAGGTCTACGGAAACGTTATTTGTAATGTTCCTGCTCCTTTGCTTGTCGATGAAGGTTATATTCTTCCTCCAAAAGTTGTTGTTAAGCAATTAGATATGGTTCAGGACAAGCAGATGATTGCCGACCGTGATTGTCAGAATTTGATTGAGACAATTGATGAGAACTCACTGGATAAGATTCTGATTGCCGCACGTTCTACCAAACAGATTATCAAACTTCTGAGTCAATCTGACTTCCGCAAAGAGTTGTCTGATCGTGGTTATTCCTGTCTGTATATTACATCCAAGACTGGTGCTATCATTGACGGTCAGAAAGTCAATCGTGAGGTATTCTTTGATACTCTGAATGCATGGGGTAAAGATCCTAACAAAAAGTTTGTTGTTCTTCATCACTCTATTTTGTCTGAAGGTATCAACGTCAGTGGACTTGAGGCAGTATTGTTCATGAGAAACATGGATTATATTGGCATCAGTCAGTCAATCGGTCGTGTCATCCGTCTGGGAGGGTCTCAGAAGACCTTTGGACTGGTCTGTGTTCCAGTCTATGATAAAGTGGGCATCAGCACTGCCAAGTCCGTTCAGGCAGTCGTTGACACCGTATTCAAGCAGGGTCAACCTGCCATCTCCGTTATCCGTCGTTGATCATGAAAACCACTATTGAACTGGTTCAGGAACTTCGTTCTCTTCCTGATGCCATTTACCAAAATTTCTGCAATCAGGCGAAGATGGTTGCCTTAGAATACCCTTCTGCACATGGAATTGACTGTTTTGCCCGTGGTGAAACAATCGAATACGGGTTTATTGATATTGTAGGGCAGTATATTGACCTGAAACCTAACAAGAAGGAAGATTTCAATGATCCCGATGGCCGGTATGCCCTAGAGCACCTGACGGACGTGAAAACGCAAGGAAAAGGGTTTTTACCACGTAAGGATAAGAAAGCGATGTTCTATTCTAAACAATGGGACATTAAAAAGACTGCTAGTGGTGCAAAACAGTTTGAGTCAAAAGCACATTCATACATTCTAATCGATCCTATTTGTGCTAGAATTGCCGTGGTAGATACCAGTGTGTTCTATCGCAAAAGATTTCGTATTAACACCGCACGTATCTCATTTAGTGTCAAACCACAGGATGTTTATATGATTTACGATGGTATCACAAATGTGATTGATACTGAAGTTATTCCTGATCCAGATGCAATCTATCGTGAAATTTGGAAAAATGCAGGAAATAAACTAGAAGTACTGACCACTTGCTGAACTGTCCACCAGGAGCAAACCACCTGCTCCACTCTGCTATAATACAAAGGTAATCAAGGGAACACCACCATGAAATGCAAAGTTCAACTCTATGTTGCTGGTAACGTATTTGATGAGATCGTACAAGCACGGGACTATGAAGATGCGAAAAAAACTGCCCTTGCACGTAATCCTACAGCAACAATTGTGAGTGTCACTGCCGTTTTCTAATGTCCAAGTTTCTCAAACCCCATGTTCATAATCAGAGTCTCCTGAATCCAAAATCAGGAGATCCTGACGGTTTTGTATCTAAAGACGGAATGTGGGCTGCTGTTCCACTAGCAGGAAAGAAGAAAGGGTTCTGTATTATACATAATGGTAGTCAAGTGCATAGTGTAAAAACGTATAAACAAGCACTTGATTATATCAAAAAGTATTCTAAAATCAAAAAGAAAGCAACCTCTTCTCTTGAACAATTTCTATGACTGATAAACAACAAAAGCGCAAAGATGCACTTGGACTTTTTTATGAGAGTGTATTGAAACCAGACCATGAACTCAGAAAGTGTGCTCACAATCAAGAATGTTTCTTTGAGTTGATGGAATGGAGAGCAGAAATTTTAGAATATCTTGACCGTCGTAGAAATCAGGAGTTTCACCAATGACAGCACAATATGTGCTTTTTTTGGTATTTGGAGTTATTTTATATGTGATAGTCATTGATCCAAATGTTGCAAAAGCATTTGATTATGTTCTTCAGTTAGTGAATACAAACATTAGAAAGGAATTATGGTGGTTAAAAAATAATCCTGCCAATCCTGTGGTAAAATATATAATGTACCGTAAAAATCTCAAACTTGCAAAAGAATTGCGAGCAAAAATAAATAAGCATTTAGAGGCAAAAGAATAATATGCTGTCTACAAACTACCGTCTTCGGTTAGAATTTATTTGTAAATGTATTGCAAATAACGAAGAGGTTAAACTTGATGATATGGTATGGGCACAGAAACTTGCGAAAGCAAATACTACTGCCTATGAAATGTTGAAAAAAGCAAGAAGACAATCTTCACAAGAAATTGAGGAAGGTAGTATGGATGATTTTCTTAATCGGATGGGGTTAGGTGATCCCGACCCATCCGAATATAAAACGGGATTTGGATCTGCTGATGAAATTGTAGATTGGTTTAATCATGAAAAAAGAGACGATTGGAGACAAAGAGACTAAAATGCAAGCAGTAATTTACAGCAACGGAAGTCAAGAGTGTGAGAGAATGACATCTCTTCTTAAGTCTCTTGGTGATGATTTTCATGAATATGTTTTAGGTATTGACTTTGATGATAATGCATTTGAAGCAGAGTTTGGATCAAATGCAACATATCCTCAGGTCGCAATCGGTTATCATCACATTGGTAGTATGAAAGAGGCACTTCAGTATATGAATGAACAAGGGATGTTTGTATGAAACCTATAATCCTTTTTGCTTGCTTTTTACCTCTGGCATTAATTTGGATTATTATGAAACTCTCATTATGGATTGCAGCTGTTAATCAAGAACAGAATTATGTCCGAACAGAATCCAAAAAAGCACACGGACCATATGTGGCAGATGCATATGCGGATGTTGATGAGGAGGAAGAAGAATATGGAGACCGCACAGATTATCGATGATGCATTATACGAGTATTATACTGTAGAACAAGGTGAACCAGTTCCTAATTGGAAGTATATGAAAGATGCTGATTGGTGGATTGATTATCTTGAAAGTTTAGGTATTGACCCAAGAAATCCATAGTGTTAAATATAACACAAGTTGCATTGAAGCAATGGATCAGAATTTAAATTGGAACTTACTGCATCAGTTTGCAAAAGAATTGGGACAAGAAGGTCATGACTACAAAATACATAAGAGATCCTTATCAGACAAAGTGAGCACACACAAGGAAATTGTGATAGAATATGGGTATAAACAAGAGGAACCTGATGCCCGATGAAACTTGGACAGTCATGAACAATCTTGAGCAATCATTTTCCCGAATTTCTACGGTAGAATTTATGTTGGATGAATTGCAAGAGGCTGTAGATGAACAAAATCAAATGAAAATTGTTGATATTTGTTATGCACTAAACTCTTTTCTTCCCGTTTATACTGAAAACTGGGATAAAAACTTTAAGAAAGCATGGAAGCAGGTTGTAGTATGATATTGCTCCCCCACTCTTTCCTTTGTTTAAATAATAATGATTAATCCAATCTCTTATGTAAAGAACACCAGAACTTCTTATTCTAAGTTCTTAGAAAAGAGTGTGAAAGAAGTTCAGGTTCAGTTTGATGATGAAAATCCTGCATGGATTCCTTATGATACTTTAATCGCAATAGATCGCATGATTACAAATGGAAAAGAATAATATTGTAGAATATACAGGATGTTCTCAAGAGCAGATAAGATGGGGAAATAATGATGATCCTACTTTATCTCTTATAGTTGGTAAAGAGTATATAATTGAGAAGGTAGATGTTCATTCTCAACATACAAAAATCAAACTTTATAATAAAGTAGGATGGTTTAACTCAGTATGCTTTGAACTGAAGAATTCTGGGGTAAATAGTAGTTTAGAATATCTAAAAGACATGGATCCTGATAGCATACAATTAGAGACCACATCTAAACTCTTTGAATATGAAAAACTATCCAGAGAAATTGAGAACTGTGAAGATCTTGATACAATGAAGGAGATGGCTAGATGCTTTATTAAATTGTATCTAAGGCATCAAGAAGTTACAACCCAAATTATGAAAATGCCATGAGTTTAATTGACCCCTCTGACCCACTGTTTTTTACAGAATCATCCAGTGAACCTTATGATCGACATCACTATCAAGTTATAAAAACTGATGGTAAGTCTCTTACAGTAGAATCATGGGGAGAAGCACAAACAATCTGGTGGAATACTCCATCATCTTTTCTCTCTCATATCGATGTTCTAGATAAAAAAGAAGTAAAAGGTTTCAAATGATTAATGATTTTCTAGACAATTTGGGTGCTCAACAACATGAAAAAATGATTGAGAAAAATGCCAGTAAAGAAGAATACTACAACTCGCAAAGCGAAGGCAAAGAGTTCAACAAAAACTCTCAAGAAAAAGAAACTAACTCCTGAAGAAATGCATCCATTTAAAGCATTCCCTTATCGATTAGAATACAGGGACGGAAATGAAGATCGAATCTGCCATTTTGATTGTAATGAACACAGACAAGCACACATTAAACGATACAAACTCAGAAAAAATAAGTACACAATTAATGATCTCACCGTTGCCTAACCTAATCGCAACGGGCTTGATATTTCTGTCCGTCTTTGCTATAATCCTTGCAGGATACATTCACGGGCACATGAGTATCTCTTCTGTCTACAAAACTTTAAATCCATGACTAAAAAAGAATTTACTGGAAAGGGTGGCGAAAGTTGGACTTGGGAAGAAACTCCTGAGGTTACTGAAGCACTCAAGCAACTTCATGATAGAGTGAGACGTGCTAAACTCAAAGAGCAAGATGATCAACTAAATTATGACACAGGAGGAAAATGAAAGATCAACCAATCACAGTCGAAGACTATAAAGAGCACAGTCAAGAGTTCTTTGATAAGTATTTTTATGTTGCCAAAGAACTTGGTGAAGGTGCTAAGGCAGAAGACATCCTTAAAATTATGGAGTCTCTTGCTGGTGTTGTTATGAAGAAAAGATCTGAAACTAAAGTAGGACCTTTTGGATTTAATAAAAAACCACCCGAAGAGAACAATGATTCAGACTGATACAAAACCAGAAGTCATTATACCAGAAGGTGCCGAATTAATTGATGAGTGTTTCTATGTTTGGGAAACTCGTTACGGTTTATTTTCTTCGATGACTAAACAAGGTCGTCAAATGCTCACTGGTGCCGTTAGAGATAATGTAATCATTATGACCAGATTTCATCTCCAATGTGAGCAGGATGGAACCCTAGATAATCATACGATAGTTGTTTCTGGTGGAGGATCCTATAAGGATTTGTAATTATGTATGAGGAATTAAATTGTTTCGAGGAAGCACTTAAACACTTTGGAACAAGGGTCGAAATTATTACTGCTATGGAAATATCAAAACGTATTACTCCTGAAGATGCTTATCAAATGATCAAAGATGAGATGAAAGGAGTCAAAAAATGTCGTAAGCAATTTAAGAAAGATGAGTGCTGATTCCCTTAAGGTTAATCAGAATGAAGACGGTTCATTTGATCTTGAATGGGATAAAAATGACCCGAATTGGAATTGGTTAAATAATATGACCAGTAAAGAAATTCAATCTTTCATGGAAAAAGCAATTAAAGACGAACTTAATTCTCATGAATGAAGATGTTACAAATTCTCCAAAAGACTGGGAAGACTTTTGGAATTCTTATGATGAATGGAGTTCTAAAGATTTTGAGGAAATATGGAATGCAATGGAAGAAATTGAACCATTAACACCAAAAAAACAATTACATTCAAAATATTATTATGATTACAATCGTAATGATTTAAACAGACCAAATCCATTTAAAAAGTAATTATGGCACTCTCAGAATCAGTCGAAGCATCACTCAAAGAAGCAGAACAATCACTTCGTAATGCACTTGCATTTGCGGCAAGACAAGAAAGACCAATGGTTTGTAGCACTATTGCAGATATGATTGGTAAAATAGAATCAGTTATCCATACAGATGAAATTCTTGATAAACTTGAAAATCGTAAACCCGGTGATAGTGGTATCTTTGACTCTTGGTTCAATACTGATGAATAAATGTGAATAAAAACTTAAATTCCTAGATAATATTGAATTCTAATGTTAGAATATCAACACACCGCAAAAAATCTATGACTTTACCAAAAAACGGCAAGAAATTGACCGAAATGGAGGAAAAAAGCATGAAAATTGCCCTAAAGGAGGCAGATATACGTGCAATTCACCCAGAAAGAATGGAAGCTCTTGCTCATTATTTGGTAGAAAAGGCAAAAAGTCAAAATAAATAAAAGTATAAGAACAGTAGCACAATGGAAAACATCGAAACTCACATTGCCAAGGACAAAGAAATCCTTGACAATCCTATGATTTCTCCCAATCAACGTCGTCACATTGAAAGTGAACTACATGAATTGGAAGAATATGCAGAACATCATAAGTCGGAGATTGAAGCAGGTGATCATCACGATCCCTCACCATTAGAACTATTTTGTGATGCTAACCCATCAGAACCCGAATGTCTAGTTTATGAAGACTGATTGAGACAGTTTGAGAAGTGTCACACTGACCCTTACAGGGTCTTTTTTATGCCTTATAATACAGAGGTAATCAAGCAAAGGCACCATGGGCACCCGTTCCCGCATCGGCATCGAACTTCAAGATCAGAGCATCGTTTCTGTTTATTGTCATTATGATGGTTATCCTGCGTTCAATGGTAAAGTTCTGCGTGACAACTATGATACCGTTGAGAAAGTAAAAGAACTGATTGACGGTGGTAATATGTCATGCACCTGGACTAATGCCGGTTGGAGTAATGAAACTCTGCCTGAGTCTGGTGCTCTGTATTATACTATGCGTGGTGAATCTCTTGAAGATAATGCACCACGTCTTGATAAAGATATGGAAGAGTTCTTCTCTGATGGTGAAGAATACTCCTATATCTTCCGTAATGGTAACTGGTTTGCCTATGATATGCACCAGTTTGAAGACATGGTAGCACCAGAACCTGTGGAAATCCCTGCTGGTTCTCTCACCAATGACAATTAATTATTATGTTTAAATTCAGTTCAGGTCTCATTATTGGTATTATTCTTTCAACAGTTGGAGTCAATGGAATTGTAAAACTTTCTGATAATATTCTGAATAACGTTCAGAATAAAACACGAGAGGCAACTTATTCTCAAAATCAAAATCAACAACAACCGAGACAAGTTCCTCCCAATATTCCATCTAATCAAAATCAACAACAATCAAGGCAATACTCAAGTATTTCACCTGATGAAAGACGTGCTCCGCAAATTAGTCGTGATGTACCATCCTATATCCCACAAATTGATCGTGACATAACACAACAACCCTATATTCCTCAAATTGATCGTGACATAACACAACAATCCTACGACCCATACAATGGGTTGGGAGCTCAGTTCGACTGACAGTTGAACTAGTGTCACAAGGCATCTTGAAACCTCTTCAGGATGCCCTATAATAACAAAGTAAGCAAGGAAACCACCATGACTGCCACCAAGACCTACCGTATTCGTGTTGAGACCTATGATGGTTGCACGACTATTTGGTATGAGACCAGTCGTGCTAAGAGAGCCACCGATCTCATTGTCAATCGAGTTTACAATCAACTCTGTGGTTTGAACATTAAAGAAGTTGAAGCAACTCTTTCTGTGCCAGTCTGCTTTATGTCATGATTGCTCTACCAAACCCCACCAAAATCCTTTATACTGAACACAGTTCAGAAAACACCATGACTGCCACCTTCACCGACTACGTTGCTCAGAAAGACGCTCAGAACACCATTCAACTGAATGTCACCAAGTATGGTATGATGCTTTGTGATGCTCTCCAACAAAGTCATCAACGTCAGTATCCAAATAGTGGTCGCAACTATTCTTATGCACTGATTTCTGGTCGTAAGTATCACAAAGTGATGCAGTGTGTAGATGGTCAGATTGAATCAGTTCACTGTTTCATTGACAAGAAATCCGGTGAAGTTTACAAGGCAGCATCAATCAAAGCACCAGCAAAAGGTGTTCGTTTCAATCTGTTGATCATCCAAGAACGTGAGTTTGTGTTGGAGAATTGTGATTGGGCTGGTGGTTATCTCTACCGTAACGCATACTATCAGGGTGCTTGATATGAAGTATACTAAAGAACAATTAATTGATGCCTTGGTGCATGAGTGGGACTATCTCTGTCATGACGATTATGACCCAGAAGATCCGACACCAGAAGAATATCGTAAAGATATGGAAGAACTTACAATCGAACAATTGATTGAAGAAACATCAACTGGAGAAGGTTACACTCTTGACGAATTTATGGAGAATCATGGATGATGAAAGTATCATGTGATCGATGGATTGTCTCATGGAAACGTGAGAAGAAAAATGGTTACACTTCAACTCAGGAGGTTGTAGTTTATGGAATCGAAAATGTTAAGCATGTCATTGATACAATGGTTCCAACAGATGAATGGAGTGTAACACCAGCATGAAACATTATAAATTATACTAAAAACTTATGGAGAGCTACTAATGACATTTATCCTTTGGTGGGTTGCCGGTTCTATTGTTGGTGCCGGAATTAATTACATTCTAATGTTTGATACTGACAATGATGACTGCTAAAGAAAAACTTTTATTTTTATCATCTTTTATCTGGGTTTTACATTGGGGAACATGTCTTACATCTTTCATAGTGGATACGGTTATTCTCAAAAACGGTGTGAGAATATTACCTATCGGTTTTTGAATGAATATTTTCCACGACATAAAATTACAGTGGAGATTGAACATAAAGGTCTCAAACGTGATAAAGTTGTTGGGTATTGTGCTATAATTGGCAGTTGCTATCGTCCACGACACTTCTTAATTGAACTTCAGTCCCGTATGTCTGAGGAGTTGTATATAAAAACTCTTTTTCATGAATTGACCCATCTGGCACAGTGGGTAGGTGGTTCTCTGCGATTTCATCATGGAAAAATGTGTTATTCACAAGAACCGGTGGAAAATTACGACTATTGGGATCAACCACACGAAATTGAGGCACGGGAGCAGGAAGAAATCCTATATGATCTGTATATGAGTGATAAACAAGGCACTCCGGTCAAACAAGTGTCACAGAGGCGCTCTCAGGAGGGTCTCTGTGCTTTATACTATTTGTATTGAAACAACATCATGAACATCTATTTGGTTTCAACTCTTGACGGTAAAGTGTTCGGAGTGGGTCAAACTACCCGTTCATTTGCAGAGCGACATAAGGACGGAGACTGGGCAAAGTTACACAACTATTTCAAAGCAAGGGGAGAAGAACTTGTCTTAGTTGGTTGGTGGGAAGACACCTCAGTTCTTGATACTGAGATTCATAAGTTCTTGTTGACTCTTCCTAACATCCGTAAGTATGCAGAGTGGTTCACACATAAGACCACGCTGGATATTATCAAGAACATTATTGAAGAAAAGTTCTTTCCTACAACTCCTGAGAAAAAAGATACTCTTAGACTTGCAAAACATCAGAAAGAATTTGTTTCTAAAGCAGGTAAAGATTATCTAGAGTTTTTGTTGTTTGCTAAGTGCCGTGCAGGTAAATCTGTCATGACACTCTCTCACATTGTTGATAAGGGACATAAGGTAACTTTGGTTGTTGCCCGTTATACCTCTCCAATGCAATCGTGGAAGAACGATACTAAGGACTTTAGTAACTTTAGCAACCTTGTCTTTATTAACCTTAAAGATAAAGACTATAAAAAGCAGATTGAGTATTGGTATAATACAGATAAGCAACTTATTCTGTGGTCCACTGTTCAAGGTCAACGCCAAACTTTGAATCTTCCTGTCGATGTTGATCTGCTTGTTTATGATGAAGCAGACCATGGATATAATACCGATCAGTGGAACAAACTGCGCGGGGCAACTAATTGCCCCGTGTTGTATGTGACAGGCACTGCATACAAAATGGTATGGGACTTTGCAGACTCCCAGCGTTACATCTACTCATATTATGAAGAGCAACTTGATAAGAAACGGGGACTGAACAACCGTCCTTCGATGGAGGTTATCCTTGCTGAGTATGAATCTTCTCAGTATCAGGCAATCTATGGAGATGACCCTGATGCTATGAAGAATATCTTCAATGTTGATAACGAAGGTAACTTTGTGGATGAGGCACTTGTTCAAGAGTTTGTTACAAGTAAGTTTGCAGTTCAGCGTCACCTTCGCCCCGGTAATCGTCTGCTTAAAGATTCAACTCACTTGTATATTACACTGCCTTCTAAGGCAGCATGTGATGCCTTTGCAGAGTATATGAAGGGCACACGATTCGCACCCCTAGTTGCACATGGCGATGCTAAAGTCAACGCTGACGACATTAACAAGCACATTGAAGAAAATCCTAATGGTTCTTGTATTCTCACTCGGTGTGCTAATGTTCGCGGAGTGACTGCAAAAAAGGTTGATACTATTATTAACTGTGCAGAGGGCAGCAGCATTGAGTTCTGGACACAATTTGCCTTCCGTGGTGGTTCATCTGACCATGATTGGCAAGTGATTGACTTCTGTCCGCAGCGTTGTCTTGAATCACTTAGGCAGACATATGTTGCTGCTTGTGATACCTCTCCCGAAGTTGCAGAGTATAAATTCACTGATTATGTTGCTATCACTGAATGGAATGAAGGATTTACTACACTTAGTGCAGAGGAAGTTAATGAGATCCTGGCAGCAGATGTAGGCAATGCTATTCGCTTGGTATCCGGTCTTACAAATAGCATTAACTTCAACAATCTTCGTGATCTAGACTTTAACTTGGACATTCAACCTGTTGGTTCAAACATCACTAAGAGTATTACTCTCAATGATAACAATGCCAATGGAAAAACAAACAAGAAGAAAGTCAATGAACCGACAAAATCTGAGAAGGATGAGATCTACCAAAAGATTGCAACAATTCAAGCAATCCTAGAACGTGTGCCCCTGGTGTTGTTTCATGCTATCAATTCTGAGGAGTCTATGAATAGCATTGACTCTGTAATTAGTTCTTCTCACTATCAACCAGTGACTATGGACGAAGAGAACATTCTGCAAATGGCATTGGAGCATAATGTTATCAACCGTGAGTCTCTAAGCAAACGTATTAACAGTGCTTATATTGATGTTCAACACGCCATGAACAATGATAATCGTGAGACACTGTTCAAACTGTCACAGTCTACACAACCCCAGCAAGATATTCCCTTAGAATGGCTGGATCAAATGCTCTCGTTCTGATGCTGCTTCTTATTATTGGTGATCCTAAGGGCACTCACGTCATGACTGCCCTTGATAAAGGTTATAAACCGGAAAATATCTGGGTGTGGGAGAATGATTCTCGCCACATCTATACAATTATGATGATTTGTGATAAGATAAATGTAACTACGGACCTTCAAGAACTTGTAAGAAAAAGCATGGATTTTGATGTTGTGATTGCCAATCCTCCTTATCAGGGAGATACCAAATCTTCAGGTAATACTATCTGGGACAAATTTGTTGCAACTTCACTTGAGCTTCTGAAAGATGGTGGTTCTATGCACTTCATCAATCCTCCTCGTTGGCGTCAACCAGAAGACAAATTATCTTATATTTACAAGGATTATCAGTTAGTCTCATTGAAGATTAACAATGCAAAAGAAGGTAAGAAAGTATTCAAAGCATCTACACCATTTGATGTGTATACTATTCAAAAAGTTAAACCATATAAGAAAACTTACATTGAGTTTTCTGATGGTGTAAAAGGTGAATATGATGTAACTCGTTTTCCCTTCATTCCTAATTCTAGCATTGATTTCTGGGAAGAAGCATTTGAATGTAAAGATGAAAAACTGTCCGCAATGTGGACATATTCTCACGATCCACGTCAGAAGCATGTATTTACGGAAAAAGACAAACCAGAAAATGCAGTCTATCCTTTGACACATACATTCACTAAAAACGGTATTACTAAAAGATATTCAACTAAACGACATGAATATCAGTATGCTCCTAAAGTAATCTTTGGCGATTCTGGTACAATTCAACCGATATTTGATTCTGGAGAGTATGGTTGTACTCAGCACTCAATCTTCATTCCTGTTGATAGTAAAGAGGATGCAGATAAGGTGATTAACTTTCTCACCAACAAACCAGATATTATTGACTCAATCACATTTAGTCAACGTCAGTTTGGTCCTAAACCTCTCAACTTCCTTCCTAAATCTTTTCTCTAATTCCACATAATGCCTAAAGACTAAATGTGTCCTTTGACGTTCTAAGTCATAACCCATAGAATTCATGAAGATGCGTACTTCTTTTTTGTATTTCATGATACGGAGAATTTAGTGTTGTTGAAGTTAGCATAACTGAATTGCTCACGATTGACTAACTTAAATGTACCGAACTCATTAGAGTAGACATAACCCTCACCACCGATTGGAGTCTGCCCGATGTATGCTTTTGGACCATTATTCCGACAGAGATAGATAGCATCCTCTTTAATCGACTTAACTAACAACCAGAAACTGATGAGATTCTCATTCATAAAGGTGGAAGCAATCACGGGACGATTCTCACGGATACAGGAATTAAGTTCCTGCTTAATCAATTTTGCTTCCTTATCTGTTACAAACTCAACGTTCTGTGCCATTATCTTAGCAAATCGGATTACGTCGTCTAAGTCATGGAATCTCTCCAGTCCATCATCATAACGACCAGACGCAATCGTTGCTCTGGGTTTCACGAACTTACAATAGAATGTGTCTGTGATGATGAAGTTCATCGGATGTGCGATTGCGTCCCTTAAGTCACTCTCTGCTGTGTAGTAAGTGTGAGGAGCAACGATAATCTCCTCTTCTACAATGTTATCGAATTGATAGGTGATTGTGTTCGGTGTGTATTCATCAGTGCCACCGAATCCGATGAAGTCTCCCTGAAAGATACCTCCGTTTTGTGGAAGATAGTCAAGGCACTTATGGAGGATTGTTGCAACATTGCCCGTGTGGTTCCTATCAATGTCCTGATGCGATTCGTTAATTTTGATCTTTACTTTGTTAAAGACGGACTTTGTACCCACGAAGAAATTACCAGTCGCAGGATTCTCTCCCCATACGATTGCAGGTGCCCCATCCATCTTCACTGATAGATTGCCCTCATTACGTAGACAATCAAGAGCACTTAAATCTCCGGTGAGAATGGAATCTTCGGGATGTTCGATGTGCTTATTTTGCATTTAGAGAATGATGAGAATGAGAATAATTGAATAAAAACGGGCATAGATTGATGCCCATTCTTTTTTAGTTTTGATCATGCAAGACGCATACCGTTACGGAACTCAGTTGTAAAGAATTCGGTGCCATTCCAGAGACGGATGAACCATTCAAAATTTTTCTGGAATACACTTTCACCGGCAACTCCATACTCTGAAAGGATTACATTCAGACGGGATTTTGTAGTCTTTGATTGATAACCACCGTCATAAAGTTTCATTGAATCTTCGTCAATCTCAGCAATCAAGTTGCCGTGAAGGTAGACCTTGCTGATACCGTCTTCAAGGGTAACGCAGGTGTTCGCAGAGGTCCAGTTGGTGTTGTCCTCGATTGCCTGAACCATTTGGGATTCGATTTTACGCATGAGAGGCAGGTAGAAAGGTCTGAGAGGTGTGGTGAGGTGCTTTCCCCTCCACTCCTATAAGATACACGATTTTGGGGGTCTGTGCCGTTTTAGTGGACACTTTGACCAACTGGCACAGGGTCGGCCGGTCTGAGTATCATTTAGTGATACTACAGTTAGTGTTACTTAGTCTCTGCTAATTCCTGCTGTTGTAACATTAGTTGCTCTTCTACAGCCTCATCCACACAGTCTTGAATCACCTCATAGATGTAATCAATGTTGCCAACATCATCAAAGATGCGTTCAAGAACCTCAGGATCTTCTACATTATTATCATAATCAATGTTGCCATCTTCGTCCTTCAAATGACAATCATTCTTGGTATAAATCCATGCGGCACACTCTGCATCCTCCCCCTGTTCTTTGATCATACTGTTAACACGGTCTTGAAGTTGCTTGAGAGTGTAGTTCATGATTTGAATGAGAGAGTGTTAGATAGTGAAGGGTTAGTTAGTATCAGTTACCGAAAAACTCATCGTGACAATCAGCAACGAAATCTATCAGTTCATCGGTACAATCAAGACCGAAACGATCACATACGAAATCAACACACATTTCAAGTGGAGGCATCATCTCCAGCATGTAGTTTGCAAGGTCTGATGCAATCTCTTCCTTGAGACGGTTCATATCACTTTGCATGGCATAGGTGCAAGGGTCGGTGTAAGGTGTTTTGTTCATGTCTCTACAATACACGGTTTTGAGGTCTGTGCCGAAACCTTGTGCCACCTATCCGATTGTCCACTCGCGGCCGACCGGTTTGTGTTACTTAGTGTTTTTCTTAAGTGTTAAAAAGGGTTTGTCCATGCATGATGTTTAGCAGAACTAATTCTACCATCTTTAAGTAATCCATCACATACACGGCAAAATACTTCAAACTTCTCCAATCTTGTCATGTTAGGATCAACGTCTCTTGCAGTTTCACCAACGATTTTTAAAACTTGTCCTTTGAGCATGATGTTAGATAATGAGGTGAGTGAGTGTTACTTAGTAATCTATCTTACCGTTGAGATATCCTTCCACATCAAACTTCTTATCATCTTCTCCTTCTTCCTTATATTCAATCACATCGTAAATCTCACCCGGCATGTCATTAATCTCAGAGAAAATGTCAGTGTCGAAAGTGTCGTAATCCATTTAAAAAAAGTGTTAGTTAGTGAGGTTTGAGTAAGTGTTACTTAGTCTATAAGTTCTTTCATCATTTCGTTTACTTCTATTCCGTTGATATTAACATCGTCCCACTTACAACTGTCTGGTGTTTCTTTACTTCCAGCATCGTGGATCATACTAACCAGATGTCCATAAGTTCCACCATCTCTTGCAACATCACATGCCAGTTCATACAAACCACAATCATTTCCGATCCAGAGAGCAACATTCCAGGTTTCCCAATTTGTCCAACCGTTGTAACCTTGCATTTGGTGAATTCCTGATGACTTAACTACAATACACGATTTTGGTGCCAGTGGGGAGATTAGTGGACACCTCTACGACTGGCACATATTCTTGTTAGTTAGTGGGGAAATTACGACAGACAGCATCACATAACTCTTCGATCATAACATCATTTGTTTTTGGATCCGGATAATGTGAATCAACGATGTTGTAGATATCTTCAATCATCTGTTCACGAGTAGTTAACATCTCAAGTGTGTCGTTGTTAATCATTTTTGGAATGAATTGTTTTAACTTAACTACAATACACGATTTTGGTGCCCTGTGCTCATTTAGTGGACGGTTCCACGATTGGCACAAGACACCAGTTTAAAACTGTGCCGATCCACGAACTGGCACACTAATAGATATCTGCAGTCTCTTTTATACTAATATCAACATTCTCATCACCTTCTAGTCCTAAGATATCATTCCAATTGATATTCTTTAGGTCTAGATCTTCATAACACTCAATGTCTAATGTAACACTCACAATGCGTTTCTGTGCGTACATGTGTATCTCGTGTGATGTTTACGTATTATATCATGCGTAGTGCTTATATGCAAGCTCGACGTAATCATGTGTATCTCGTGCGTACTCGTCATCATCGTCATATGCATCTAGTTGCATATCTCGTGATGTATTATGCATGTATTGCTCACACATCTCGTCGAGATCGTATACATTATGATCATTGCTTAATGATGTATAGTCGAGATTGTGATCGTAGTAATACATGGGTCTCGTCGAGATTTGTATGTTACTTGTATATTATACATGTATCTCGTCTAGATGTCAAGTGCTTTCTAGTCGAGATCCATAAGCATTATTTATAAGTCTCGTCGAGAAAAATGTGTGGGTCTCAGGATTTTTATGCGGGGGGTCTTGACAAAATACTCTCGGTGTGCTATGCTCGCAGATAAAGGTCACAAGTCTCAGAAGGTTTATAAGAACTTTATAAGGCATAAGATCTGAGGTTTATGAGAACTTTATAAGAACTTTATAGGGTATAAGATCTGAGGTTTATGAGAACTTTATAAGAGGTTTTCCACACAAATAATAGGGTTTATCCACAGAAATACAATACTTTTCCACAACTATGTAAAAAACTGTTTTATATTTATAATCATATTTAAAACCTATTTTTTAACCTATAATGTATCCGTTGTTACCATTAGTTCATTAAGATTCACCACTTACCTATAGGACACCGACTCACACCAAACTTCACCTTATGAGACAGATGACAACCACACTGTTTACACCTATTCTGTCTTACACTATAATAATCACACTTCTTACATACATCTAACCTTTCCTTCTGTTCTTCTTTAGATAGAAGTAACTTATTCTCATTACTAGGTGATAGATCAATTACATTCTTTACTACTTCAAATGTAAACTTTGCTAGATTCTTTCCTTGTTCATTAACAGAAGGAAATTCCTCATCTCTATTCTTCTCTGTCATAAGTTACTCCTCCTGTTAGATAAAACCATCCTGTTGCAACATACTTATTACCTTCTAATACCATTCCTCCTCTGTGACAATGTGTCATACCTGCTGGCCATATAAGTAACTTACCTCTCTCGGCATTCATTCTTTTCTTATAATATAAAAATTCAGTCTCACCTCCTTCATAATCATCATTTAAATATATCATCCATACAAGAGATCTGGAAGAATCTATACGACTAGTATTCTCATCGTGCCAGACATGATAACCACCACCGGCAGGAGTCTTCTGTATCTTTTGTGCCAGTGAATAAAATGGTACAGTAGACAGATGACCAAATACAGTAGTATACTCCTCTAGGCATTCAAACAATACTTCATTCATTTGTTTAGATACTGGTCCATCTAAACTTGGACCCATATCTATTAAATCTACTGCCCAATCAAACCTACCGGCATTCTTATTCTGAAATTGATTATCCTCACAATAGACTGCATTAATATCCTGATAGTAATCAAAACACCTTATAATCTCATTACAATACTCCGTAGAATATGCACATGAATATTCTCCAATAAAGTCAGAATACCTTCCCTTTAATTCAGTTGATTCGTTCATGTTTTTCAATTAGTTCTTGATACTCTGGATACTTCTCTATTATAACATCTTTTAATTCATTATAATACTTACTCTTCCATTCTTCATCATTTGATATCCACTTATCTAATGGACAATCACTCCACTGATCTTTTATCTTATGGGGTAAATAACATCCACATTCCTTACATCCTTCCTCCGGTTCATCAAAGTGTTCACATGCATGACAAATACTCCACCGTTCTTTTTGACAGTTCTTAGATGAATCAAATAATGTTTCTCTCTCTTTGAGAAAAAATTCATCCATAAATTTAAATATTAGTTCATTTAACATAATAATATTTCATTTCATATTATATATCAACAATACTACCCTTTACAGTATTGCTCGTATAACTTGCCATCACGGCATTCTTCTTTTGAATTGCAATTCCGGCAGTACCACTACCTGCCTTTCCCCAATCTCCACCACTATTTCCATCATTTCCCCTATTACCTACAGAACTACTTCCACTACAACTATTCGTGTTTCCATTATTTCCACTATTTCCTTTTAAAGTTCCAGACTGATAACTAAATCCTCTACCACGTCCTGCACTACCACCATTACCACCATTACCTCCTGACTTATTATAAGGAGTGGTTTCTGAACATTTAACATTCCATGTACGATAACATATATAATTACCACCATTGTGAAGATCTCCACCATCACCTCTTCTTGTTCCACTCCCACGACAACGACTCCTAATCGAACTTGCTACTGGATTACCTCCAACCTGCCTAGAACCTCTTCTTGATCTACGACATGTTTGACCAGGTTGTGCATCACTATAGTTTGCACATTTAGTGTCTTCTCTACATTGATTGTTTTGAACTGTAAAAGTAGTAGTACTAGTACAACTCAAGCTACTTCCACTATTTCCGGCATTTCCTTTAGTTCCACTACCTCCTCCGGCAAAAATTGATCCTCTTGCATAAATCTCAACAGGTGAATTTGTTTTTGTATTATTCACATACAGTGCATCTCCTCCTCTACCTCCACCTGAGACAGTTTCTGCCACATTAGCACTAACATTAAATAACCAACTCCTGGCAAATGTTGCCTGCTTTCCACTTGTTAAACTATTGGACATTTGAAATGCCACTGCCTGTCGCGTATTAGTGATCGATTTTGGATAACCTGGTGCTAAGCTTATTGTACCTCCCGCATTACCACCAGATGCTCTGGTACTCGTATCTGAAATCGATGCCGTAATTACTGGATTGGATGCCGCTCCCGTTATGTCAATATAATATCCGAAACTTCCTGGGGGATAACCTTCGATTCCACCAGGAATGGCATCGGCACTTACATTAACTAGAAAATTTCTTACTAATGTTGCCTGTCTTCCTGCTCGTACACTATTATTCATATCAAAAGCAAAATCCCATAAAGTATCACTAATTTTTTTTGGATAACCTGGTGCTAAGCTTATTGTGCCTCCATTATCTACTAAACCACTTGCTCTGAGTTTTTTATTTACTACAGTGCCACCAATAGTTGGATCAGTAATCTCTAGCACAGTATCTCCAGATACACTAACATAATACCCCAAACTTCCTACAGGAAGATCTTCGGTTCCTGCTTCTTGCTCCGGAGCATTTAGAACAAGATCCCAAGTTCTGGCATATGTTGCCTGTCTTCCAGTTGTTAAACTATTATTCATATCAAATGCCACTGCCCATCGTGTATCAGTAATTTTTTTTGGATACCCTGCTGACATTTTTATATCATAACTAGAACTAGCACTTGATGTGGGATAACTTCCTCTTTTAGTATTATCATCTATACTTCCAGTAAGAGTAAAGTTTTCAATATTCTCAATATCAACATAATACCCCAAATCTCCTACTTTTTGACCTTCACTTCCACCGGCAACGAAAGGAGAATCAACAGTATAAGACCAACTCCTAACATATGTTCCCTGCCTTCCAGATGTTATACTATTGTCCATATCAAAAGTAACTTCATACCGAGTACTATTAATCTTTCGCAATCTAACTAATTTTATTGTACTACTGGCACTTGAACCACTTGCTCTATTACTGGTATTTACAACCTCTGCCGAAACACTTGCACCAGAGGGAAGTGGATCATTAAAATCAATATAATATCCCATATCTCCCACAGCCTGACCTTCAGATCCACCAACAACAGCAGGAATTTCAATCGTAACCTCAAAATTATATACAAATGTTGCCTGTCTTCCAGAACCCGTACTATTGGGCATATCATATGCAAACAGCCACCGATTAGCGACATTAGGATCTTTTTTCGGATAACCTGTTGACACTCTCATGTCAGATCCAGTCAAACCACTTGCTCTCCTCCCAGTTGGATTCCTACTTGTGACAACTGGATCGATAACACCGGTTATATCAACATAATATAACAAAGATCCGATTGGATGACCCTCAGTTCCACTTATGCCAGGTCTAATATATCTTGATATATTAACCGTTGCACCAAGACTATTACCTCCAACACTGATGCTCCCTCTATCATTAATAACATCTATTGTAGACTTTCCTTCTTTTTGATTTGTTGTGTTAGTATCTCCCGTAAACCACCTTGTTACCGTAGCATTTGCTCCCGTAATTTGAGGTGAGATTCTCACACTACCTTGAGTATCAGTAACATTTGCTGTTCCACTTATACCTGGAACAGGTTCATCTGGAGTATTAGATGGTCGATCATCAAATCTTGTTATTGAAATAGTTTTTCCTTCAATTCGTGTAAACTCTATATCACCTTGTGCATCAGTTACATCTAACTTTTTGTCAACTATAGCATCTTGGGGTAGTTGATTAGGGTTAAATTTATCAGTATTAACATATCTTTCTACACTAACCGTTGCTCCACTAACATTATCAGTAACATCTATAACATTTTCGACTGTTCCCTCTTGTGTTCCATTATCAGTAACATCTGCCGATCCAGATATAGCCGGTACAGGTACTCTATTTCTAACAACCACATCCTCATCTTCAAATGTTGATACATTAACTGTGATACCACTAATAGAACCAAAAGATATACTCCCTGAATTATCTACTACATTTGATGATCCCCTCACAGACGTTAGATTAACATCTTTCTTTCCTCCCTCACCATAAATTTTTCCACCTTCATATGATATAGCAGGATTAGGTGCAGCAACTTCAATTTCTAAATTATATAACTCACCTCCAAATGTAAGTGCATCTTTACTAATTTCATTTGCATAAACCGTACCTGTTACATTAAATTTCTTAAGAACATTACGACTTAAATTTCCATTCCATGTTGTTGTATCACTATCAAAATATGCTAGTTCCTCATTATTACCACTCTGAATGACATTATACTCCATGACAGTATTTCTTAATGCACTCACATTCCAATTACTTTCAGAACCAATATCTTGATTTTCTGTTGCATCAGGAATTTTTGGTTCAATTTTTGATGCCTTGGGTCCATCCCAATCAACATCATCACTAGTATTTCTTTTGTAAAGTGAGGCACGGACATTTGCAGTATTTCCTCCAAATTCATCTCTAATATCAGAAAAAGATATAGGACCCGAAGTACCAACAAGTTTTTCAACTTTACTAACGTTAACTGCCATGGATATGGTAAACTACTTTTTTATATTTATTGAATCAAATGGATGATTTTGAGAATATTCTTTAAGCATTGATTTATTTTTAATCGGAGCATATTTAATCGAAACCGTAAATCGATGATCATTCCGAAATGATGTCGCACGATGTAATATCATACCATTAAACATTACTAATCGATTTGGTATCGGAAGAACTCCGTAAATGTTATCGTCCACACAAAACTGTGTCTCTCCTCCCTCTTGCAAATTCCATTCACTATTCACATAATGTAAAAATGTTAATCCCTCTCCATCGGTATGAAAATATGGATTTTCATTCGGAGCAAAACAATTTATATACATCCGGTATAATATCATGTCCGAAAGAAATGAACACTTATCCATTAACTTCTTACGAAATAACTTATATACAAATTCTGTTTCTGGTATGTTATGTATCATTCCAGTCACAATACCATCACCATTATCACTCTCACCATAATAATACGATGCATCTAAACAATAATCACTAACAATTTCAAATTCTTTTTTATCTAAAAAATTATCATCAAAGTTAATTTGCATGTGTTTCGTCTCCGTATTGATTTATCCTAATGTTAAATGATATTGATATTCTTGGATTATCTGGTGTTGGATCGGATTTATCTACAAAATGTTTCAAGTATGATGGGAACATTAATAAATCACCCTCAAGAATATTTGCAGGCCATTTATCTTTATAATAATTCGAATCCATCTCTAATGTATTATATCTCATTTCATCTATCGGATCAACAAATACTACAGGTTTATGAACCTCTGGATCAAATTTTAAATAATGAATACAAGAAAAATGTGCTCTTTTCAAAAAAATACTAGGAGTTGTATGTGAGTGTTCTTCCTGAAATTCACCTTTTGAGTAGACATTTAACCAAATATCCTCAAATTCAAATTCGACTGGTTTATCAAAAAATTTAGTTACATATTCACGATAATACTTGACAAATACACTATCTTCATGAAATAAGGATGAATTTATGTCATCAGAGTCAAATGTGGTAAAAAGATTATCTGTCAACCATCCACCAGGAACCTCTAAATTTTCTTTTTTATAAAGATATTCAATTTTATCTAATGCATTATCTAAAATTAATTCATTTTCACGTATATTTGTTTGAAAAATATGTATGGGAAACAGTACCTTCTTATAATGATTCATAAATGCTCTTCCGACTTTTTACATAGGTAAGTTCTTTCCATTGATGAGGAAAACATAATAATAAAGTATGAATATACTTATGCTTCTCTTCTCTTGTATACTCACAATTAGGTTTAGGTTTCACTCCTGTCTCAATCGTAATATAGGCACTATCAACAAAGTATACCCATCCTTCATGTATAATACCGTTCTTATTCCATTTTACATAATCATTGATCTTTGGAACGTAACTCATGAGAACAATACTGCTTCTAATGGATTTAGGTTCTTTTTCATTGAACTATAAGGAGAAGTATCCTTAATAGACACTTCTTTACCTACCTTCTTTGAATTGATTGGTGCATAATACTTCCCCTTCTTTGATGAATAGAATCCCCATATTGATTTAGGTGGTGTATCTCTATAAGAAAACAATCCATGATTGATTATCCATATTGCATCATACCTTGCATTAAATGATTCAAATGAATAAGAAAAACCCTCGGGTGGTAGATGTGGGAAATCAATCATTGGACTCTTACAACCTTTAATCGTTTTGGACTTGTACCTTCATTCAAATGCCCCTCATAATGTTTGAGACATTCTTCCTTTGTTAAGGGTTCCGTAATATCAACCCATCCCACCGTTTCTTTTTCCTGCAGTTTATAAAGTTCTTCCATAAAGATTAAGTGCAGAATACTTCTATTATACCACTTTCGTAATCATCCGCCAACTCCAACTTAGTCGCAGTAATAATCTTCTCCATAATCAGATGTCCATAATTCTTCTGCCACAGATGAAATGATTCCTCATCAGATAACAATTCAAGGGCTTCTGTATCATTCTCTGCAATCAATGTAATTAACCCTCCATACTCTGATGCTGGAAATGGCACCCAGTAATCAACAACATACAAATACCTTTTCATAAGAACTCAGCAGTAAAGTAATCAACAGTCAGTTCCATCTTAGCAGCAGTGTTTTCAATAAATTCATCCAATACCTCAGGTGCATCTTCTTTGACCACATGATACCATGAATACCATAACTCTGGATTGGTCTGTGGAGTGACTGGTTTAGAAAGATGGTTCAACATAAGATTCATAAGTGAGTTCAACGTTTGATGTGTCTAAGGTAACATAATAATCATATAACCGATCATATAAAGTATCAAGACTACCCGATGATCGATTAATCTGTATCTCATCTCTACTCTCCACTAATTCAAGAGCCTTGAGTATAATATCCAACTCATGCACATTCAGTTCAATATTAGTCTCAGTCTTTTTCATTCAGTAACTCCTTTAATTGCCATATGGTTTCTTTCATTGTAGCCCGTGCATAACCGGTCGCATAAGGATAACCTTTATTTTTATCCTTACCGACATCATAACATACTTGAATGGCATCTTCAAGTCTTTCAATCATATGAGATACATTCATGATAATTCAACTGGTTGTGATTTGAAATACAGTCCGGCAATTTGCATCATATCAATTAATTTTGATTGTATCTCCTCTAATTGTTCTGCATCCACATCATCATCCCAAAAATCTACAATCTCAAACTCATCAAAATTTAATACTAACTTATCAAATGAGGCACGGAATAATTCACCCTCACTACAAACCGTATACATGCAATCATGTTCCTCAACTGTCAAAAATACACCGGAAAAAGTTAAATCAGTCATTAGAAATCAAGAGAGAGTTGTTCAAATTGCAGATGATCATCACAACAATCACTGTCGTGCAAGTCAATCATGTCAGTGTCTGTGTGTTTAAAGAGTTTATCAAAGAGAAAATCGACAAACTCTTTGTTTTCTTGTTCCATCTTTCTCTTTGACGACGTGCTTCTCTTGCTGTTGGGGTTATGGACTTGGTTTCGCAACTTTGTGATGTAGAAATTTTCATCGTGTTTGTTGAATCGTCGAATCGTAGTAGTTCATCATTTTGGTGTCACGTTCTGCAAGGAAGTTAAGATAACCTCCAACTGCAAGACAAACAATAATACCTGAAAGTCCGTATTGAATTACTTTCATTTAGTAAAGTTCGGTGGGTTCAACTGTCTCATTCACAACATCCAACCATTCAGACCATACATTCATTGCATGACCACTGTCACCACTCTTTGTCCATTGTGAGATAAACTTGAAAGCATACTCCGCACGGGATTCTGGTTGAGTAAGTCGTGCTTTGAGTTCGGGTGACATCTTCATGGGGTTGGTTGCTTATGTGCTTATTATAGAGCATCCTGAGAGGGTTTCAAGATGCTCTGTGACACTTTACCATCTGGTCTGGATCAGTGCTGAATTGAACAGTTGTGGTTCAACATGCAAATCAGTTACTTCATAACCATAACCCTCAACACGATTATTAACCTCTTTCTCAAATGATTCTTTATTGATATATGATTTAGATTGCATATCATTACTGAATGTAACAGTCTTATACATCAGACGCTCACTGATCGTATTATCGGCATACTTCACCGGATAGAAGTCAACAACCATGTTTCCGTGCTTGGCAGTGAGTTGCATGTAAGTGGTGTTCCCTTGATTACCTCTGTATTATAAGGCATCCTGGTGGGGTTTCAGGGCACCCTGTGACACTTGTTCAACTGTCAGAATAATGGTGCCGCCTGGCTGGTTTTGTCTATAGTCGGTGGCACGTATGTTTGAGGTGTATCAATCTTACCCAATTTATTCTCCAATCCAACTGGTTCACCGAACCCATAATCATATTTCAGGGCATCTGCACACACAAAATGTGGATGATCAACCGATACTCCCAGTCTTTCACACAGTTCTGCATGATTATCTGGCATAAGTTCTACACCATAGATCATATTATCATTGATATGTGATAACTCATGATATTTCAATAATTCTGCCTGCAAGGCGAGTAGGAAGTTACCAGACCCTGCTGCGGGATCCAAAAATGTACTTTTTGAATTTTGTATCACTGATTGAGGTATCTCAGATACCATCTCAGCACACAATTTCATAGGAGTGAATACCTCACCAGTAGAGTCAATGCGTTCATCAGATCTAACAATTTCAGATCCTACGTTTTCGTTATGTTTATTCCTAGGCATACTATATGTGGAATTAGAGAAAAGATTTAGGAAGGAAGTTGAGAGGTTTAGGACCAAACTGACGTTGACTAAATGTGATTGAGTCAATAATATCTGGTT